CCATATCAATCTAATACTATAAAATCATTGTCATAATTATCTTGGGTTACATACTCTCCACTATTGATAAAATATTTATCAAGTGCTGTCTGATCTGTACAGAATATTAACCCTCTATATATTTCTGTTGTGCCATCTTTAACTCTAAACAAATATTGCCTACCTTCTTTAAGTTCAAAGCTGCCAGTTAGTTTCATGTAACCACCATCATCTGCTTTTGTTACAGTAACACTAGATGTAGTTCTTTTCTCTTTATCTGTAAGTGATAAAGTAGGTGAAGTAGCATCTGCTCTAGATATAAACTTTAAGTCTTGATTACTTGTTGATGTTGTTAAAATGTGCATACCTAAATAACTGTATTATCTCCGTTTGTTTTTAGGTATAAAAAAAGGGTATATAAATATACCCCTTTTCATTATCAATACAAAATTAATTATACTGCTACAGGTGTTCCTATTGTTATAGTTCCACTCAACCCTGCCATATTGCTTACTGGGAAGTTTGCACTTGTAGTATCTACAACCAAGAAATTTGGTGGAGAAACCTCTTGTGCAACGAATGTGTAATTGTATCCGTTAAAATCACCAAGTGCATTTCCAGTACTTACAGTACCTTCTGATAAATCAGCACCTTCTTTAAGACCCATCATAAAAGCATTGTCATTTTTATCAACAACAATGATGTGTGGTCTTGCTGCTGCTAATAATTTTAATTCTTTATGATCTTCCTTAGTCAATTTTTTCAAGGTTATGTTAAGAGTTTGCTCATAAAAAACAGTACCATTTTCTCTCGAAGCATTTACAGTTGTTTCAAATGAATTGTTTCCCTTAACCTCATATTTATGCAAAGTGATGTCATTAGATGAATCACCAGTCATATTTGTTATCTCGTCACTACTACCTAATGTAACTGTTCCAAGTTTATCGTAGTCTATAAAGTAGACTTCTTTTATACCTGCAACTACGTCTTTACAAGCTTCAGCACGAGATCTAGTTAAAACACAAGCCATATTTATTTATTTTAGTAAGAATAGTGGGCAGAATGAACTACCCACTTTCTTGTTATTAATTACCTATTAAGAATAAAGAACTATGTCGCTACCTATTCCGTGCTGAATACCAGCAGTAAATCTCATAACGATTCTTACATTCTGTGAACCATCGATATCTGCCATATCAATAACTTTAACTTCGTTGTGATCTGATAAAAGACCAGTACCGAAATACAAGTTAGATTTTTCAGCAGCGACAATAGTATCTGCTGCTAAACCACGTGCCAGTACGATGTTGATTCCATCAAATGTTAAATTTCCACCGTTGAACCACTGAGTACCTTTGTTGTCTGTACCAGCAGCACCAACGTTAGATGCAAACCCACCTAAAGCTCTTACGTAAGCTCTATATACTCCTGAAGGAACATAGATGAATAAATCCTCTTTAGCATATACTGCACTAGGAATTGCATCCGCAACCTTACCTAGTTCAGTTATTACATTAGAAGCAGTTACCGTAGTACCACTTACATCTACTACATCAGAGTCTGCAAGTAAAGTAGTTTTAAAACCATCAAACTCACCAGCAGTAGAATTTGAGCCATTCCAAATATTTTGTTCCATTTTCTGAGCTGTCTTATCTGCAACGTGAGCAATTAAGAAATCAGATAATGAAGGTGGTAAATTAGAATATGCTGAGTATCCCATTTGGATAGCTTCCCAGTCAGTTACAAAATCCTTCTTACATAATTGTAGGTTAACTTGAAACTCTTCCATAGTAAGAATTCTTTCAGTTAATGTCAATGTTGAAGTAGGATCAAAGTCACAAGTAGCATCTTTGACAAGCGAGTCAGTAGCTACTTTCTTTAGTACCTCTTTATGCTTTACATTTGGCTTGATAGTAATAAGTTCATTTCCTAAAGTATCTCCACTTAAAAGTGCAGCAGAAATGTATTTACCAGCAAATTCTCCAGCATAAGTTGTTGTTAAATTATTAGTTGTTGCCATTTTATATATATTTATTTATTTATTATCCTGTTGCTGTTAAAGCACCACTTGATAGTGCGTTACCAAATACATAGTAGTTTGAACCATCAGACCATATGTCGATAAAATCACCTAAGTTAGATGATCCGTGAACAAAGTTAATTTGGTCTGCTGCATCTACGTCTACGACTGCACCTGCAACGATTAAACTACCTTCCATTACATCTGCTGTACCACCTGCTATTACTGTGTTTGCTGTATCCATAGCACCAGTAGTAACAAATCTACAGTTGAAGCCTTCTTTTGGTGCAGGTAAAGTTACTGTACCACCTGAACCACTTACCTTAAAAACCTTCCCACTATCTGCACCTGTTAGAGTAGAGCCAACAGAGATTGCTTCATATTTAGGGAAAATTCTGGTAACATCATTTGAAATTGTTATTGCCATTTTATTTATTTATTTATTAATTACTAATCTTTGATAAAACTCTATCTAGTGTACTGATAGGTCTATTTGGGTTTCTTAAGCTATTATTAGCTTTTTTTACTTCTGTTTCTGGACTATGCTTAATAGTTTCAGCAGCAGGTTCAGCAGAAAGTTTTTTGATTTGCTCAGACATCATTTTTTTTTCTTTATCGTGATATCCCATCTCATCATCTACTCTCTTCATAAGCTCTGCAACTTTAGACTCTAAAGAAGATATTTTAGATTCAAATTCTTCTTTCTTAACATAACCTTCCATCAGTTCAGTTTCTTCTGCTTCTACTTCTGTAGACTCATTAGAAAGCTCTTCTTCAGCAACTTCTTCAGTAGTT